GCTTTGCTTTGCAGCCAATTGGCAGAATTATGAAATATTGCTCATTCTCAACCACTTGCAGTTCATTTCTCCCATCTTCACTTTCCGTTGCTTTTGCTTAAATTGTGCATGTATCTCGCCACTCCTTCGCTACGATGGCATTGGCTCACGATGTGCCTATAGAGAATGTGGCTCGTATGCTTGGGCACCAGGACATCAAGACCACACAGATTTATGCCAAGGTGCTGCGCACCACCATCGAGCGCCATGCCACAGCCCTGCAGCGTTCAATCAGCTAAGACACGATAGAATATTCCTTTTAATAACTGCGACTTTCCCGACTCATGGAAGGTGGCGGTTATTTTTTCGCATATATACCTCTGTCCACGTATGTAGAACAATGCACGAGGATTGGGTATTGTGTCAGAGAGGAAAGAGAAATGGAACTTCTGCTTTCCATCAATCTTGTGCATTGACAAGCGCATAGAATTGGCTATGCCGTCTTTCAATCGCAAGGTGAATTGAGTTCTGTTATACCCAAACGAGTCAGTAACCTCCACCTTATCTATTATAGGATGTGGCTGATTACCGCCGAAAAGATAATGTCCACTCCAAAAGCCGACATATATAACATCAAAATATGCAGATGACTTCTCGGTTTCTCCTTTGCCAATCACATAGCTTGCAGTGCCTTGTGCCAAGTCTCCTGCATCATAGTCGACATCATCGTGATAGCGTACCGATGATAATTGCCCTTCATTGTTCGGTCTTTGTCCTATGTAGATGCCAGAAGATGCAGAGCCAGAAGAGCCTGTACCGTCTTCCGATATAGTCCATGTTTCTCTACTGCCCAACTCTCCGCAGTCGAGAAACATACAATTGCCATACTTGTCGTCAGTACCCTCTATCCATGCAGGAACGATTTTCAGTTCAATATCGTCAGCATCATTATCAACAAAATAATCTCCGAACTGATTTACAGGCATCAGACGGTTATAATACTTGTACCACTTCATGCCATTATGCTTGCTGACAAATTCTGATTTGTAGCAGTACATTATAAAATAGGTATCAATCTCCTTGCAATAAAACAGTCTGTTTCCGTCACTTCCAACTGGATAGCCACGGCTGAAAGACTCGCTGTATCCATGTCCGCTATGCCCCGTAGACTTGTAATAACCGCTAATCTTCAACGTCATTGCCTTGTCAATCAATTCCCGAAATGTATCATAGACCAAAGCCTTTGACTTGTTGGCTCTTATAAACCAGTCGCACGAGTAATATGACCACAGAAGCGCATCATTATCAGCGTATTTCAAGTTAGCCGAAGCGATGTACTTGCTTTCATCTTCTTGCGACACCTCTGTTGTGTAAGAGTCCACGACCTTGTTTAAGATTACCTCTCCTGCCGATTTTGCCAGACTATTAGAGAAATGAAACTCGATGCGCTTAGCCTTATGGTTGATATCAAAATCTCCGAAAAGGAAGTTTTCAAGATGCTCAAAAAACTCGTTCAATGTCCAATGAGGCAATGCAATGGCAAAGTTCCACGCAGCCCATGCAGCCGGAAGCGTATTGCAAATCAAGAGATATTTATATTGCGATTGCTCCAGTTCAGCAAAGTTCGCCTCATACCCCAATTGCGAACAAATACGCTTCAAGATATACAATAAGTATGGCTGGAACGAAAGAGTACTTTTGACATTCTCGAAGCCAGTGATGAAATGGACAGATGTAGTAACAGCATTTTGCAGATTGCCGGAATAGTTGTTTACCCACGGCAACGGCACCCAGTTGTTCGTTGGATATGGTTTGAACGCTTCTGCTGCTATAAGATTATCGCGCTTGGTAGGATATCCCAAATCCATTTCATTGAGATAGATATCGTCAAACGTTTCGTTAAAGTTCTGCTCACTGCGTCCCTCCAGGAATTGCGTCTTCACCTCTACGTCAGAAATCTCCGTGATAGTGATGGAGCCAGACTTCAGGAAGACACCGTCACGTATGTCGCAGTCAAACACCACCTTTGACTTGATAACATCCGCTCTGTGGATGTGCCCGAAGATGGCTATATTTCGGGCGCATCCCTTTAGTGGAAACGTAATTGTCAAGGTGTAGCTGTCGCTACCCGTAAACAGACGGTTCTCGAAGATGAAGTCAAACGAAGTGTTCTTCTTCAGATAGGCTTGTTTGCCATTAATAATAATTTCCATATTACTTACGTCTTGATTTAGGAGTCTTGTTTCTCATTAAAATACTATACTCGTCCTGCGCTTGCTTGATGCCAGTGTCCCCCGTGACCGTGTTCACCGTGACGAAAGGCTCGCTCAATCGCTTCTCCAACTGCTTCATCGTATCAGTATAACTCTGCATAGCCTTTGTGTTCTGCACGATTGCAGCCGTAGCCAGTCCGTCCGACTGCTGCTGCACGATGATAGGCTGTTGCTGCTGTGGCGTGCTATATGCAACAGGCGCAATAGTCCGACTCACATCATCGGCTCGTAAGGATCCGATGGTGTTAGTCCGCTGCGCATAGTCCAGGGCATTGATGATGGGACGCGCAACCGGGTTGGCAAGCATCTCCTGCGACGCCACCCATTCCCCGGCATGAACCACGCCCACCTCTTGGAACTTGGAGCCTTTCGGAGTGAAGCCACCCTTTGCATAGCCCTGGCTTTCACTCGCTTGCTGCTGTTTTTTGATTGCAGCAATCTGAATAGCTCCTGCAGCCACCGCCATTGCAGCAGCCACTGGTGCCAGGATATAACCCACAAGCGGAATTGCCGCTGCCGAGCCATACGCCGAGATGGCGTTCTGTGCCGTCTGCGCCACCGCTTGAATGACCTGCATGGCAAACATCTTTTTGTTCGCCTCGTTCTTCTTCTTTGCCAGCTCCTTCTGTTTCTGCTCTTCGAGCTTCTTCACCTTGTAGTTGTTGCCCTCCGCTTGCGATATCTCCTTATCATACCGCTTCTCGATGGCAGCAGTCTGTATCTCCAGCTCCGTCTGAATGAGCGAGGTCATGCCCGAAAATATTGAAGACATACCCGACGTCAGCGTGTCGAATGACCCTTGCACCGCCTGTCCGAGGTCCGAGTTCAGCCACTCCGTGATGTTCTCCGTCATGTTTTCGAGGAAGTTCTTACTCGTATCGTTATACTCCTGACCGTACTTCTTCGCCAGTGCCACCTTTGCCTTTTGATACGCTTCCTCGATACGCAACTTCTCCTTAGCATCGTCGCCAGCAGCCTTTATCTCCAGTTTGAAAACCTCATCGAGGGCAGCATTGTCTTTGGTGTATTTCTCTTTCTTTTCCGACTTGTTATCCCCGAAGTAGTCCTCTTTGATTTTGGCAAGCTCCTTCTGATGCTTCTTCTCGTTGTCCTCAATGGTCTTCTGATTACGCTTTTGGTTTTCAACGAGCTTATTCTGATAATTCTTCTGCGCTTGCAGCTGTTCCTTAGAACCGTCCGTGTAGACCTTCGTCAAACGGCGCAGATGCTCCAACTCCATGAGTTCAAGCGCATCATCAAACGTCTTTTGGTCTACCTTTCCATCAATGTACCGCTGTTTCTCCGTAGCAACCAGTTCATTGTAATAGTCGTTCTCCTGCTTCGCCGATTGCGTGTTCTTGTCATCAGTGAGTTTCTTCTTTGCCTCATAGTATGCTGCTTCCGCTTCCAGCTTCTGTTCACTCGTAGCTTTGCCATTAGCCATAACCTTCTGATTGTACTCCATATCAATCTCCGTCATGCGGTTGGTGTACTCCTCGAAGTCCTTCTCACCTTTGGCATACGCAATGCGGTTGAGAGCTTGCTCCCTGGTCTTCCAGTCCTTTTGCGGTTTCAGCACATCCTCAGTCTTCGTCTTCTTGTCCGTCTTAGGAGGCGTGTATGGAGGGTTCTGCGTCTGCTGTTCCCGCTTCTGTTCTTTCTTCGCGTCATTGAGTGCCTCCTTCTTGATGTCTTCGCCATATATGCCTAAGATGTTCGCCTCACGCTGGTCAAGCTCCGCCAGGTCCTCCTTCGTCTTGGCAAGTGCACGTCTGTTCGAGGCACGCAACGAGTTGACACCCAACTGCACCACCTTTCCTTCCTGACCCGGCATAACCGTTTCCGTCCTTGCCTCCATCTCATCCATGGCAACGACACGTTCCTGCCTCTGCTTTTCCAGATTAAGGTCGACACGCTGCTTTCCTATATCACGCAACTTATCCTTGGCACCCTCAATCTCATACTTGCGAGTCAACGACTTCAAGTAATCATCAAGAGCCTTCTTATTCTCCTTATACTTGCCCGTAGTATCATCCAACTGGGCATTATAGTTCGGGATAATCTTGTTGAGCGCATCAATCGCCGTGTGTCTGTCCTTCAGCGACTGCGTTTCATCGCGAGCCACCGCAATAAGCGCATCAATCTTGTTCTTCTCGTCGATGATGCCCTCCTGCCCACGCTTGCGTATCTCCTGCAAATCCTTCTCTGCTTGCGACACCTCCGTCATCTTCTTGTATAACTTATACAGAACCGCACCGAGAGCAATGGCTCCGGCTGCTATCGCACCATAGCCCGATGCGAGCAGAGCACCCTGCTTTTTGAGGTCCGACATCAGCCATGACTGTCGCACCCAATTGCCCTGCAATTTGGCGAGACCCATCTGCAACAAAAGGTGTGCAGCGTGCAATGTGGCGACCGTAGTCTTGTATGCCGTTGTCGCAGCCTTGGAAATAACAAGCCACGCATAATGCGCCTTGAAAGCAATGTTCGAAGCGTTCACCGCAATCTTATAGGCGATGAAAGCAGCTGTCAGCGAAGCCAAGGTAAAAGCGTTCTCCTTGATGAACGTGATAGAAGTAGACATGAACTTCAACAACAAAGTGGTGGAAGAGATGACATGCTTCATTATCGGCTGCAGCTGCTCACCGAGTGCCACCGCCATCTCCGTCACGCCCTTGCGAGCCTTGTCAAGTCCTGCCTGCACCGTAGTATTCTGCACATTGAACTCATTTGTGACAGACGTACCCTCCGCAAACGCCTTAGTCGCTTCCTCCTGCTCCCACCGCACCATATCGAGATTGCCAGCAAGAGCCGAAATCACCTGCGCAGCACGAGCACCGTTCTCGCCCATATCCTTGAAGACTGGTGCCAGTACGTCGATGTTGCCGAGTTCGTGTAGACGATCCAGCAACATAAGAAGTCCCTCGTTAGTACTCTTCTTCAGCGTTTCGTTGAACTCCTTCGCATTAAGTCCCGTAGCCTTTATTATCTTGTCGTTCTCCTTGAACATATCCATAATGACTTTGGAAACCGCCGTTGCCGACATCTCCACCGCCTGTCCCTGGCTATCCAGCACCGCAGCAAAGCCCATGATTTCCGGGATAGTCATCTTCGCCTGGGCACCCACGCCAGCCATGCGCTGTGTGAAGTTTGCGAGATAAGGAGCAGAAGCCGTGCAGTTCTGCGACAACTCATTAATAACGGAACCCACGGCAAGCAGAGCCTTCTCCGTGCCGAGGCGTTCCTCGTCACCGAAGATGTTTGTAAGTTTACTCAATGTAAGCGTAGCCCCATCACCGAGGTCGTCCAAAGCCACATTGATTTGGTCGGCAGCTTTCACGAAGCCCAAGACATCCTCCTGCGAAGTTTTGCCCAATCGTCCAGCTTCCTGCGCCAACTTATTCAACTCCTCACGCCCCGTTCTGGTGTCAATCTTCTGGAAGTCCTCATTCAGTTGCTCCACCTCCGAAGCGTTCATTCCCGTAAACTTGCGCACATTCGCCATCTCCTGGTCCATATCCGCAAAAGCGTTCACCGCCGAGCGTCCTGCCATGATGATACCCGTGATGGCAGCAGCAATGCCGGCAAGAGCTGTTTGCCAGTCGTTCAACTTTCGGTTCATCCGTTCCCACAGGCTCTCATTCTCTCGCAGTTGCGAGTTCACTTTGGCAATCTCCGCCTTAACACGCTTAATCGCCTCACATTGTCTGTTCCACTCTTCGCTTCCCCGTTCAAGCCCATTAAGGTTACGCTTCAGCTGTGACAATGTGCGGTTCAGTTCCTTTGGCGAAGTTTCATCGAGTCGTTGCAGAACATGCTCGACCCCTTTTGCAGCATTTTCAATTTGCGAGATTTGGCGATTAGTTTCCTTCAGTTCACGCTTTAGCTTCGTGAGCTGCTGTTTGTTTCCTGCTGCTGCCGCTTTCTCAATGGCTTTTTCGAGGTTTGCAGCCTGAGATTTCAGTTTCAGGAGCATATCTTCCGCCTGTTTTCCGTTTACAGTGAGCGTAACGGTCGCATTGGTGTTTATATTCGACATACGTCTTTCAATTTTATTGGTTTAATGATACGCAAAAATAACACCGTTCAAACACCACTCAAAAGACGAGAAATAAGGCAGTTTCGCCCGATTTAGGCACGCTGGCGCCGACAAAAACCGACGAAATTTAAGCGATAGAAAAACGAAAGGCTTGTGTATCAAGCCGTTAAGGGATTGTTAAGGGATTTCCCTTTAACCCGTCTTGATAAAGACCCCCCGACCGCCCTGTCCTTGCTGACGGCTACGACCGCCCGACCTTTGCGGAATATGTAAACAAATGTTAATATTTAGTTTCTCACACACGCAAAATCGCCTTAGTTGCGCCAAAAGGCGAAAAGGCAGAAAGTGACGAAAAAGGCTTGCAAGTTTCGCTGATGACGAAAGCGAACCGAGGTTTCACGCTGATGCACAACCGCTCCAAGTTCCACGAAAAACGAGGGTTTCGACTTGAACAAATAAGGCTAAAACAAGCAAAAGGTTTCGGCAAAGCACCGAGTTTCGGCACGATATAGGGTTTCGGCTTGAGCAAATAAGGCTGAAACAATCAAAAGGTTTCGGCAAAGCACCGAGTTTTCGGCACGACATAGGGTTTCGGATGCGTCAAACGCTCTTTTTTCGGCACTTTATGCCTCCAAGCCGAGCAAACCGAGGGTCTTGCCGTACCACGAAAGGCTATTGGGTATAGGATGGGCATCAATGGCTTGCGGATGTTGCAATATATGCGAGAAAAAACGAAGGTTTCGGCTTCATACTGCGCTCTTTCGTGCTACTGAACCACCGCCCACCACACCAAGCGAGCCACCACGCCACGCCCGACCCATCGGGCGGTAATGCGGCAGTGGTGAGGGATAAAAAGGTAATGCGCCTGTCGGTCTTGCCCGACAATAGGCGCACTACCTTTTCTATCCCATACCTCTGCCATACCTATTTGAATAAGCGAGAGTGCTGTCAGACTTATAGCAATCTTGATTGCCATAAGTCAGACGGCTTTCTCGCATTGACAGACAATAGAAAGCGCAGCTTTACCAAACCATGAAGGCGCAGCCTTATAGGAAACAGAAGGCTCTGCCTTACCCGAAGCGAATGGGTATGAAGTGGAATGTAATGAAGTGGTAATGTAGGACTTCTCCATGGCTCGCAGAGTCATAGAGAAACTCCGGAATGATAACGTAATGGAATGTAGCGCAATATCCTTTTGCAACAGTGGACGAAAGGAGGTGGCGCATAACGGACGGCTACGGGAGTGGAGAGCCACTGCCTTTCGGCTGAAGAAGAGAAGATTGAGCGAAGCGAAATGAAAGGGATTGAGCATAGCGAGATGATAGACAATAGAGCGCAGCTGCACGGACTTATGCGCAATGCAATGGAGCGTGTGTCCGTACCTATTAAGAAAGGTGAAGGGTGTGCAACACTATTCACCTTTGATGATGATAGATAGACATCTTTGATGTGCTAAAAAACAGAATGACATCGCAGATGTGGAGAAGAATGACGGAATGAAATGACGTGGAAGACGGATGGCGCTTGCGTGTTGATGATTGACGAGGAGGTCAGACAAGCTCGCTGCAAGCGTTGCTTGGCTGGGTGATGCGTCAATCATGTGCGTAGGTGGTGCATTGTTCGGTGGCGAGGACTGGCGCAGCCGTGAAATTGTGGGGCGTGTAATGAAGTGGAGGGGCTTTGGGCTGACGTGGAGAAATGTGTATGTTGCTTACCCCGTACCGTGACTTGTGTGCTTGCACTTTTCTCGAATGTATGGAGGACTATTCGACTTCAGGCGATTTGTCCTCCTCACATCCGAGAAAAAGAGACATGGTACGGATCAGGGAAGTGGCATACTTATTTTGCAACGTCAGCCCAAAGCGACGGAACGCAATGGAACACCCCACAATTTCACTTAGCCATGCAATGGCTTGTCCTCGCCATCGAACAATGCACCACCGGAGCCGTCGGGGGATGAGTTCGGGAGTCTGCGACCGAAGTGTTTCCTTTTGCCGGCGTGATAGCGACGGATAAACATTAAGACGGCTGCTGCTGTTATCATCATCAGGACGGCAATAGCGAGCTTTGCCGTGAAAGGTACAGAAGACTTTGATTTGATGATGTCCTGCGACTTGTCGGATGAAGACTGCTTCGCTGTTGCGATGCTGTCTTCCACCTGCTGTGCAGCTGCGGACTCCTCCTTTTCCTCTCGGGAAAGGTGAAGTCCGTAGAATTTGAGGGAAGACGGCTTGCCGTGTGTGGGGTGTGATGCTGAGTACGGCTCGCCACGGATACAATCCGTAGCGTTGCCGTGCGAAGTGGAAGGCTTTGCCTTGTCATTGGACAGGGGCTTGCCCGATGGATAGCCGAGGTCGGAACATTGAGGGGTTGCCGACGTGTCGACACCCCCGAATGTGAAGACGCAGCTATCGAATGAAAGGGCGGTAAGCCTCTGTAGGGAACTGAATGAAAGATTCTGAGCGGATCGCCATTGAGCTTGCGAAACGGCGTTTCGCTCACTTTCATTGGATGATGATGCTGTCTTTGTGCTCTTGCACGCCAGTACAAATGCACAAAGAATAAGGATTAGGATATGTTTCATATCGTTGGGTTTAGATGTTGGCATACTCAGCCGTGGCATCGAATGATGGGCACGCTTTGGCAGCGAAGTCTCGATGTCCTCGTATTTTGGCATTGGGGAACTGCACTCTGAGTTTACGAAGAAGTGCCACCAATGCGGATTTCTGCTCCTCCGTGCGAGTATCCTTAGGGTGTTTGCCGTCGGCGGTCAAACCACCGATATAGCAGATTCCTATGGAATGGGCGTTGTGCCCTTGGCAGTGCGCTCCCACTTGTGCGAGCGGTCTGCCATGATGCACAGAGCCGTCGCGGTAGATGACGAAGTGATATCCGATGGAAGCAAAGCCTCGCTGCCGGTGCCAGCGGTCGATATCTGCCGTGGTGAAGTCCTTGCCTTCAGGCGTGGCAGAGCAATGGATGATGACGAGGTCAATCTTGCGCATCCTTCTCCTCCTTCCGTTTCAGTTTGTCATCGAGGTACGAGCGTAGTTCTGCATACTTAGTCTGTATGTAGATAGTGACACCGAAGATAGACCCGGCATAGATTAGACACTCTGCGAATACACCCAGGACAGACTCGTGAATTTGTCCGGTGGGCGGTACGATGAATCCTGCGACAGCGAGGAGGAATCCACCGATGAGCATAGCTATGGCAGATACAATCTGCACGTTTTCCTTAGTTTCTTTTGTCATAATGAATTGTCTTTTGAGAGTTAATATGATGTGGTTATCTTTGCGATTGAGTTGTGGTCCGATTGGACCATTGCTCTTTGGCAGCGTGGTGTCGCGAACACCATTTTGCATCCGAGCTGTGGTGGCCTCCTTGCGGAGAAACCATGGCTCTTTTCGTTTACATACTGAAATTGAAGGTGAGTTCGTAATTGTTGCTACCATCAACTCTATCAGCTCTTGCAATTACCCTGAACTCAGCGAGGTTAGTTCGGAGTTCTCCGAACAGGAACGGACCGTAATCTTTGGACTTCTTGTAAAAGCCGATGGCGAAGCGGAAATGGCGGTTGATGCCGAGAATGTTAAATGAGCGTTTGCCAAAGTAAATGCGGACTTCTGAAAGCCTTTGCGTATTGGGGTCGATGACGGCACGGCAGTCGCTGAACAACACACCAGGTTCAGTAAAAAACTTGCCTCTGTTCGGGTCGCCCTCCTTATCCAGACGGAAAGAAATCTCGTCGCCATTATTCACACTAATCTTTCGGTCGTCATAAAAGCGGTTCCAGCCACGTCGCCGTGGAAGATACTCACGCACACCGTTTTTATCCTCCTGCTTGCGACTTGTACGCACCGAGTGTCGGAAAATGACTGGGGTAAGCCCTTGCCGGATATAATGGTAGGCATCCTGTATCACAAGAGTACTGTCAGTGATGATACATTCAATGTGCATCTGCGTAGCTTGCTTCATCGTGGCAAACTTCTGAATGTCCGTTTGCAACGATTTCATCTGCGATGCAAGCGATTTGAGGTCAGATTGAAGAACTTGTATGCTTTCAGCGTTGTTTCCGATTTCATTGTTGTTCTTTGAAATGCGCAGGCTCAGACTCTGAGTAGCCTTTTGAAAATTCACAAGAGCCTCCTGCACCTTATTCATAGAAGCGATGCAGGAAGATAGCTCGGACTTGCATTTGTTCAAGTCCTGCACCTGCTGCGCACGCATGACACCGGCACGCTCGGTAGTGGCTTGGCGGATGAGGATGGAATTGGGTGCGAGTTGGTTGATTCCAGTGGAGAGGTTAGCCTTTCCCAATGTGAAATACACGTTGTTGCGGTCGTCCGAGCCGATGGTGAACGATGTCAGCACATAGCCGATGCGTCCAAGAGCCGTGCGCCAATTGTCAAGGCTACTCATGTCTGTCTGCAGGGCAGTTTTGCCCAAAAGGTCAGCGATTTTCTGCAACAGTGCGCCCAGAACTTCGGGCGTTATAGCCTCTTCGCGCGTCTCGCTGCGAAATGAGGTAATGAGAGATGTGATAGATGAAATGTCAGCCATACTTTTGCTTGTTTTTAGCAAAGGTATGGCTGACTTTTAGATGGAGAAAAGACATTGTTAGTGATTATAGCGCACATACTTGTCGTCAAGTGCCTGGGCAACGACACCAACGAACTCATGAGCGATGTTGTCGGAAAGGAAGTCACGGAGGTTCATGACGGAAGCGTAGTACTTACGGCTGAACCAGGGTTTCTTTTTGCGCTTGCGTTCACGGCCGATGTCGCCCTTGTTTCCACGAGGAATCTCTTTACCAGTACCGAAGTTCTGCCAAAGGCCATATTCGAGGAAGGACTGGCTTAGTCCTAACTCAATGAAACGACCATCCGCACGGACAGGGAGGGACTTGGGGCTGTGAAGTAAACGTCCGGTGTCGATTACACCGAGGAGAGTCATTTGCTCACGCCATATTTTGAGCATTGTGTCGTTGAAAGCAGAGACGTATTTTTGGCGCTGCTCGATGGATTGTTGTTCGGTGACTTGCTTGTTCATGAAGCAAAGATACCGAGGTACTTTTGGGAGTGAAAAGACAGAGTAATCCACCTTTTTAGACAATTATCTAAAATAAATGTTAGTCAAACAAAGGAGCGTTGTTAAAATTTACTATATTTGCAAATAATAAAAATACAATTATGCCATGTACGATATTCTAAACGTTGGGAATCATTATCTGTTGGCCGAAAGATTTTATAATAAAGGCGATTTTGATAATGCCATCAAATATTACAAGTCTGCCATTGACAATTACAACAATGCAGATAATGAGTATTTGCTTTCGCCAAGCTCTCCTTACAGTATTACGGAAATGGGTAAGACAATCTCGCTTCCAAGCGTGAATGAAATGGTGGAAATTTGCCACAAAAGATTACGCAGTATAAAACCTAAAAGGAAATAATATGAATGTATATAAAGTCATTAAACAAATGCTAACTAAAAAAGATAGTAAAAGGATGAATACTCAATTATCACATGATGAGCTTGTTTATGCTTATGTAAAAGCATGGAACAAATTAGATGCATCTATCATAGAACCTTTGCTCTCTGATGAATTTACTTATGGTTCAATGTGGGTTTTTGAAGAATTACACGGAAAAGCAGCCTACATGGACTATATTAGTGGTAAGTTTTCAGCTATTAAAAAGTCTGGCAGTGTAGTTGAGGCGAAGATTGGTATTAGTCCGCAAACTGGATTGTCTCGTGTAGAGATGTTTCAAGACGGACAAAGGGGGGCTAAGATAGATGTTAAATCAGAGAATGGGAAAATGACATCAGCTTATATGCATGACCTCTAACATTTTACGCGAATGCGTAAGAAGGTATTGAAGATTGAATTGTGAACTATCTAAAAAGCAGAATATGTTTTGTCATTAGCTTGGGCTATATAATAGGAGTAGTTAAGCCTACCCATTGGATTCTCACAGATTTGGAAAAGAATGTCGGACGATGGGAATTTGAAGGTGAAGAGATTTTAGACTCTCTTTATTTGCACATGCAAGATTCTCATATTATAAGAAAAAGATAAAGACCTGTTTCGTAAATGTATATAAAAAATTAAGACTATGAAAATTGTGAATATAGAAGGGGTAAACCTTATTGTTTCGGATTACAACTATGAATACTATTGGAATCAAAGAAGTATTGGATTAGAATCAGATGCTTTCAAAACGGCTTGTAGAAGATTGTTAGGATTAGGGCCAAATGACCATCATTTGGACACTGCCTATGTAGAGGATATAGTTTGGGGAGATAAAAAAGGATGTATAGATAAGATTATAAATAGTGGGCTGGTTGAATATATTGAAAAATGGTCAATTGAACCTATGGATCAAAATAAAAAAGGAGCAGAATATACTCTTTATAAAGAAAACCAACTTAGAGCTGGATTAGACGCAAAGAAGCGGCGCTCTACGGTGGGACTTTATAAAAAAAAACAACTTAGAGCTGGATTAGACCCAGAATTTGAAGATGATTTTCATATCTAATAAAATACGAAGTGTTTGAACTAAAGTAGAAATACCGCAGTCCTTTTACCCTGTGTTTTGTCAAAAAGAGAATGGAAGACTTCAAAGTGATAATTGCAGGATGTCGAAATTCAACGACTACCCACTGCTAAAAGAACGTTGTGAGTATTATCTTCAGAACAAGATAAAAACTCACAATGTCATAATAGTCAGTGGAGCAGACTCTTTAGGTGAGCAGTTCGCAAAAGAGCATGGGCTCTCATGCGAACTTCATCCAGCCGACTGGAATAAGCATGGAAGGGCGGCAGGTCCTATCAGGAATGCTCAGATGGCAGAAATTTCAGATGCACTTATCGCATTCTGGGATGGGAAGAGCCGTGGCACAAAGTCAATGATAGAATTAGCGAAAAGAAATGGCTTCGTGTTTCGATAGTAAGATACTAATCCCACTCTTCCTGATTGTAACGAAGGTCAGTGTAAACGTCCGTTGCCACTTGGAAGAAGGCACAGGCACAGCCAGAAAGGAAATACTTGTCTATTTCCTGAAATGAGATACGAGGGTCGAGGTAGATGTGTTCTTCCTCGACTCTCGTTTTCTCTTGTATGAGCACCGACATGAATTGTCGGAATAGCTCACGCATAGTATCCATGCACTCCTGGCGTGCTTGCATATCGTCGAGTGCATGGCGCATAGCGAAGAATACTGTTTTTACTCTTCGTGTGTGCGGTGTTGTGTTTAGCTCTGTATATCCTTGTGATATATCAGAGACGGCAATGAAGTTGGCTGTGGATTGGAGATGCTGAATAGCTTCTTCAAATCCTTCCAGTCCGGAAACACGGCAGAATCGGAATTCTTCTGTCTTAGCTAATTTGTTTTTGGATGCAAGTGTTTCAAAGAAAGATGATGCATCCCAATTGATGTTCTTGTTTGTCATTTCGTTTGTCGTTTAATGTCTTCAACTTCTTTAGCCTTAGCATCGAGTTCTGTTAGTGCTCGCCATGTGTCCATCGAGAGCACCGCTTCCTCTTTGGTGATGTCGCCTCCAGTGAGGGCACGGATCTGTGCATTCATGGCAGTCCGTAGCACCTCGCCAATGGACGGTGCGTAGCCCAAGAGGTCTTCAGAAGAACTGGACATTGGCTGCAGGAAGTGCGGGAACAGTCGGGCGAAGTAATGCTTCAGCGATGAAAACCAATAGAAGGCGTTGAGCAAAAGCGGTGTTGTCAGGTGGCGCGACTTGACCTTTGGGTACAGAAGCGTGGCGAGGTCTTTCAATAAAGCCTCGTTCTTGGTGTGGAGAAAGCCCTGATAGTAGTTGTCGGCAGAGATGAACGTCGAGAACGGCACGCCTTGGAAGTCGGCTTTGATGGTAGCTGCTCTTCCGATTTTGGTTATGCGAACCGGCAACGGAGCGAATTGCCGTAAGAAGTCCAAAGATGCCGTGGCTGCTTGCACTTGTCTGATGGTCAGCGTTGTTTCATGCTTGGGCGCTTGGCGGTGCTTTACGAGATAGCTGCCGTCATGCGTCTTGCACAACACTCTTAGGTCTGCCCATTTGAACAGACAAAGAGTGAGTATTTCTTCCATTGGCAGATCATGCGAGAGCTGCGTGAAGAAATATTGGAGTTGGCTGTCAGATAGTGACTGCCAATCTGTGGGTAGGGATAAATTGAAAAATGCTTCCATACTGCGAAAGTACGGAAGCATTTGTATGGGGGAAAAGACAAAATCTAAATATAATATTTTTCATCGTTGAAACCGTAAAATACGCTATCATATGAATCTAAAACGGTGAAATCTTTATCAAGTTCAATTATATGATTCTTGATAGTCACAATTGCTTTACCATCTTTAAAAGGCTGACGGACTGATGTATAATTAAAGTCAGTACATTGCTCTCCATTTTTATTCAAAAAGCATATTGGATCACCGACATTCATATTGGCTTTGTTTTGTGATGCACCAACAAATCCTTCCCCGTAAGTATGTGGATATACAACATACTTATGAGAATCAATCACTGTATTAATAGCAATAGTTCCATCTGGTAATGCTATTCCATGTTTGTCATTCTTTGAAATAATAAAAGGTCTGTGTCGATCACCTGGAATTCCTAAATAAGGATAGTCAATCCAGTCGTAAACAGGTTTAATGATGATATCATCTTTTTCCTTGTCAAAGAGTCCTATTCCGTGGCCTGGCTCAGCAATCACTATATAATAGTCATTTTCACGACATATATTGTATATTTTGCCTTGTGACAAATCCCATATTGTTTTTCTCTCTGTGTCAATCTTAAATTTGCTCATATACTTTATTTTAGACCACAAAGATACAGTTTTTTAGAAGAAAAACCCTCCAGCTTGCTTTTTATTTTTATATCCATGGTCTTCAAAGAGTTTGGCGGTATCTGAGTTTTTCCATTCAGCGAATACGTTGCCTTTGGCTAAACGTATGCTGTTCACGATGTCGATGATGCTTGGTATCGGGTATTCACCGATACGGAGGATAGAGAACTCGATGGCAGAGATACGCTGATACATCCGCTTGTATTGAGCGGTGTCGAGAGTCATATCCCATTTGTTGTGAGCATTGGCCGTGCGAAGCATGTCCATGAGCTCCGGACTGAAGAACTCCGTTTCGAGGCGGTGCTCAATGGTGAGCAACTTGGCACGAGTGTCCTGGTATTGCAGCCAGATATGGTCAGCGAAGCCCAGTTGGTGCACGATGTCGAGTGTTGGGAACATCGTGGCAGCGAAGTAATTGAACTGCTCCGAAGCAGTCCAATGGTGAGCGTCTGGAAGCATGGTGAGGATAACTGCAAGTGCATCGTCGCGCTGTTTTTCGAGAGAAAGAAGAAGCCTCTCGATGCGCTCCTTAGATGCCGGTATCACATTCTGATTGCTGACAATGCCAAAGCCATTAGGCGTGAGGATGAGGTCGAGCTGTGGCACTGCGTGCAACATTGCCTCTGCAGCCGTGATGATACGGCAGTAGTGCAGGAGCGGTGTGCTGTCAGAGTATGTGCGGATGCGACTCATCGTGTCGGACGAAACGAAAGTGTCGGTAAGCCATTGCTCCGCTTGTAAGAGGTGATATTGTATCTTGTCGAAAAAAGAAAGTTCACCAGCAACCGCTTTAAGCGTGTTTGGGACGTACTTTCTTAGGGTATCATTATCATTTATCAGCATTGCCATTGTCTTTAGATTTATTGAGTGAAACTTGCTTTGCGTCCTTATTCTCATCGAGCGTAGTGAGCTGGATGAATGGGCAGTCCGGCTTGACCGCTGTCCACTTGTTGAAACGGATGATTAGCCGGTGAACGGAAAAGAGAAGGTCGTGGTAAGGCTTTTGCAGAGCCTGGGCGATGGTGTAAAGTTCTCGCTTGTCGCTGCCTGAGTTGTTGGTCTGCGACTTGCCTGGCACCGAGCCTACGAGGTTGGAGTGGACGCGCATGGTAAAGCACATCATATTTATGGCTTCTACAATGTCCGTAGCCCAGTCGCCACCCTCCTTATCCGTCTCGATTTTGTTAATGACCACGTCATGCTGCTCCTCACCATTGGGCGAAACATAGAACGTAGAGAAGAGTACCTTTCCGCTGTTCTCCATGCCAGTGAGGAAGTTGATGATGTTGTCCTTCTCCTCGTTGACACGCTCCTGCTGCTTGACACGGTCAGTAATGCCCTCGACCTTGAAGATGTTGTTCCAAAACGAGTTGGCAATCTCGATGTGGTATTTTATGGGTGCCGAGTTTCGGAGCTTCGCTTCCTTAGCGATGCCAATGAGCTGCTTGATGTTGAACCACTTTCCTTTGAAAAGAGCTGCGTAGTACGGTATTGGATAATACGTATTGTCGGGCGTAGGAATACGGCTGACTACAGCGAACTTCTTGATTTTCTTCCCTCTGTTCTGAAGGTCGGTGAATGACGACTGTGGATTAAGAAGTTCGATACGCTCGATGTCATCCGGACTGACCGTATTTCGCCAGTTGGCATAGAGAATGTAAGGTATCACGCCCGACTTGTCGGCAGGAGCAAAGCGGACATAGCACGCCTGTTTGCGGACAATGCGGACAATGCGACTGGCATCCTCATTGAGGATGATCACGCTGACGCAAAAGCCGAAGTGCTTGAAGTCCTGGCACACGCCGAGGAAGTAACTTGCGAGGTCGTTGTCCAGCATAAAGTCATCCACTTGTGCTTGCACTTGTGCGGTGGCAAGCTCTGTGTCATAGACAAGTCCGCTGCCATAGCAGACTTCGGCATTGAACATCTGGCAAGTGCTCATTGTCTCGTCGGATTCGATGAGGTCAATGATATTGTACGGCATCTGGTTGTCACCTCCCCACGGGATGTACTTCATCTTGTCGTTGATGATGATTGGTGCGATGTTATGCTCTTCCTTGAAGACTTCGGATGTCTTGGCGGTGAAGGCTGCGGAGACGTGGGCACCAGGGATGGTGACAACGGATGTTGGTGGAATAAATGAAAAATCGCTCATATCTTGCTTTTTTAGGGCAAAGATATGAGCGATTTAGTATGAAGTAAAAGACATCTATTATTTTTAGAGAGATAGATAATTTCTTATTCTGGAGTTAGCAAGAGTTTCTCATTCTTCAGGCGATATTTTATTACCTCTTTTGAAACATTGAATATTTTAGATAATACATAAAACATTTTATAACAATCTTCTATGTTGCATGGCTGTTCATCTAAATATAAAGGAACATAATCATTAATATTTAGTTTTCGCTTAACCTCCATATAGAGGTTATATAATGGGGTTTTTGGAACTAAAAGGTAAGAGGCAAATAAATTAGCCTGAATTTCGAGTCTCCTTTCCCATTTAGAGCAGTCTTTTAAAGACAATACATCGTCATCATCCGCAGAGGCTATTAATCCTTTTAAGAGTTTACGGTGCAAGACGGCATGTCCTATTTCATGAGCCAGTGTAAAACGGTATCTGTGTTCATCATTTTGCAAGTCTTCTGCTATACTTATTTTGTTGTTATAAAAATCATAGCGCCCCAGAAAACCTGGTGATACGGTTTCATTACATAAAAGAATATTTTGTCGTATTATATGGAATCTTAAAATTTCATTACTAATTTTTATATACTTTTTCCCGTTAAGAAACAAATCTACCTGTTTCTGTATCTGTTCATTTGAATAGAATGGAATTTTTTTGTCAAGTCTTAAATCCGAGCTATAAAACAATGAATAGAAATAATCTATAACAGATGTATAATAAATGTACCCATCAAAAACAACAGATGGCATTGTAGGAACATCAGAAATTAACAATTCTGTAATATCCAAATATGATATATTACGAAATCCCCTTATGCGGTGTAAATCCCATACTAAGGTGTTTTTTTCGTCAATTCGTATAAGGGCAATATTATGGTATTTAGCCATTTCGATTGCTCCCTTTTGAAAGCCATTGTTGGTTACAAATATACCTTTTTTTGCATTAAGGTCTTGTACCTTTAAGCAAAATTCTCCCATGTCTCCTTTGTCCACTTTTCTTGACAAATCTTTGCACTCAACGATAACAAGATTAGGAACCTTTGATTCAACAGGGGATTCAATCGATACATCTATAATAACTTTGCTTCCATACACATACTTATATTTTTTCTTATTGAAGACATCGGAATCTTTAGGGACAATCCAAAATTCAGATTCTCCTTCCAGTTTCAACTCAAATCGACCATTTCTAAGTACTTGAGTCAATAGTTTTTGAGTTTTTAATTCGAATCTATCTCCCTTAGATGTTGTGCTCATAATTAATATAATAAACAGTTAAAGAGTAGCCATAATGTTGTAAACCAACAAAATGGCTACTATTCGTTACTTATGGCTCTGCCGCTATAGAATATTCTTTTGACAAAGAAACATCATATTTAATACTATCAACTTTTGAAGTCTCATTAACTTCAAATTTATCCTTTGCGGTCATTCTTGCCTTTCGCATTGATTTTAATGAATTACATATACTATCGTAATATGAATCAATATCGAAAGCTGAAAGTACAGTATGATTAAATGATATCCAGTCCGTATCTTTCAATTCTTCTTCCACTGACATTATTGGTTTCCCAGTAACAACCATGAAAGACTGTTTTATAGTATTAACTGAATGCTGCGATAAGCATGCAGGGTTCAACATCAAGCAACTTGCAACATTGTCCTTGTTTATATCAAGAACGCCTAAACCTCGTCCAAAGCCAACAGCTTCTATAAAGAATTTCATCAAAATAGAATTTAACAAAGCATGGTACAACACTACATCTGATGAATTATCTAATAATGTTAACCCAATTAATCTTTGGTTGATAAACGTAGGCTCATTAAATCTACCAAAGAAAATTCGCTTATCAGGATTCATCATTGTAAATATTTCAGCCACTTCATTAGGCTTCATTTCATACCATTTTTCCTTAGGTCTTGCAAGAACCTCTGTAAGGGGTTTTCCAGTACCATTCTTTTGATTTTCAAATTTCTTAATCCACTTATATGCACCCTTGAAATTTGTTTCCAAGGTTGCTAAATCCAAGCCACAGCTAAAAGCCTTCCTGTCAGGAATAGCCACCAAATCGTCTAACTTCTTCGCGTTAAAAAGTGCTGGGTGCAAGAACTTAGACTCAATTGAATTTTTATCTTTTGGAAAGAATAGTGCATCCCATCCCCTTCGGCTACCTCTAAAAACCTTGAACAAACTTCTTAAAGGAGTCAGAACTTGCCGAATATCCAAGAGCCATAGAACATCATGAAACAATGCATTATATGAGATATTCATATTATGTAATTGATCAATCTGGTCACTGGTATATTCAGAACACTTTATTATACTTTCATCAGAAGATTTATTGAGTAAAGAACTTTCTATGATAGTACGTTCATAGTCTGAGTTATTGGATATAGCTTCCAGAGTTTTTTTCCAAAGCCAAAATGTTGTGGGCAACCTGTTTCCAGAAGAATCTCTTTTTTGCAAAATAAGAATTGTCGTTACTACATCTGCATTTTGAAACCATCTTCCAGATCCACTAACATGAACTTGCAACAGGTTGTAGTGTTCAAGCAAATTACAATAGAATGCTGCACCTGCAGAAGTCCCAAGCCACGCATTTGACGTAATAATACCTAAATACCCTTTATCCCTTAGCATATTTGCAAGATGAAGGGCGATAAAATATGACAAATCCGACTTCCTGTTTACATAATCACGGTCGAACTCTTGATTAATCAAAAGCTCATCCTCAACTGGAACGTTTTCAAAAGCTATGAATGGCAAGTTGGAACATATTGCTCCAAATAAAGGTATTCCATAAGTAAGTTTTATTCCCGTTTTAGGATCTACTATATCAGTAGTGACACCAGGCTTCAATTCCAAAGCGTTGCTCTGAAAAATACGATTAGCCATATTGATAGTTTCACATGATGTCATACTAATATTGGCAATTTGGAGAGGCAGGCTGTATTTGTCGCTTGCCCATGTTGTATCTACAGCTTTTGATACACCTATTTTAAACTTCTTCAGATTTATAATTTCATGTGGAATTGTTCCAGTTCCACAACATGGATCTGCACAATCTTCGGTCCAATTATGAATGGTTATAGAAGCTAGAATACGTGCTAATGTCTTAGGCGTAGTGAATTGTCCGTTTAGTTCCCTTCTTGTAACATTAACACATTTTTCAAGTATATTTTGAAGCATGGACTGGTTGATTGATTTGATGCCATTCTCCTTGAGAAAAAGCGATAAATCGACCAAAGATTCCCAAGTCTTGTTGGGAAGTAATTCATTCAAATCAATGCTTGCGAATACATTATAGAAATCGCATTTACTCGTAATCTCTGAAAATATAATATTAGCCTCTTTAGGTGTGGTTTCATAGTCTATGTCATTCACATGTACCGCTTCTTTCTGCTGCCGCTTTATCAGATGTGCAAAGATAATTCTATATGCCCAGTTTAGAATAACACTCTTAGCATAAGCTTTATAAGGATCTGTCTCGTCAAATTGATACTCTGATTTTATACTTTTCCACCATATACTTATTTTTGCTTCTATAACACTATCAACAACAGATTGCTCCTTCAAGAAATCAGCAACAATAGATTTATTGTCATTGATAAGGATGTTTAAGGCACTATTAGATATGATTTCTCCTATCGAAATGTGCTTTACGTCATTCGATAGCAAAAACTCATTTACAAATATGATAACCTCATAAAGGGTCTTTTCCCAATTATCCTTGTACAATGCGACATCTGAACGAGATTTTATGCTCAGATTTTCCCATTGTTTTTTCAGCTCGAAATCACCTGATGCTTCATTGAAAATAAAGAGTTGAGCATATGTAAAATTCCATATAAGGCAGCTTGTCAAGCCTAAAGCTTTGGCTTTGCGTTGTGCATCCTTAACAAAGGTTTCATCTGTAATAGGCACATCAGGCATCTTTAGTTCCCATCCCTGTAGAATGCGACTAAGCTCTTTGTCTTCATATAAAATGACATCAGGAAACATTCTACCACTCTTACTATACGAGATGGTAGACTCTCCTCCTGCACGTTTTATTACCAAATCATTTTCAGATGTAATTCGATTTATCTGAGATATGATTTCTATAGCCCAAGAACGTTCGTTCTTTCTGACTATTATATCTTGACTACTCATTATTAAAAGTCTAATATTAAATTAATTTGCCTAATAGTCTGCCTTTTGGATTCTTCCAATGTTTGCCACCCAGTATAAAGACGTCTTTTAGCAGCTAAAATGTAATCTATTTTTTTTTCTTTGAACAAATGTACATCTTTATTTTTTTCTATACCAACAAAATTTCGACCTTCCAACAATGCGGATAGCAAAAAACTTCCGCTGCCAAATGTGTTATCTAATACCAATGCACCAGGATTTGTATATGTTCTTACGAAATATCGTCCCAATTCTACAGGCTTTTGGGTTGGATGTATAACTTCGCCCTCACTTTCAGCAGTTTTGAAATATATTACATCTGTAGGATATCGTTTACCATCGCTATGCACATGAACTGGTTGAAAATCTCCATAACTGCCACTTAATTGGTTCTTCCTGAAACCTTTGTCATAAGGTTCTCCTTGGACCATTTGAGGATTGTAAACCGGCTGCTTTTTATAGAACACACAAACGTCTTCGTATTTCCTCAGTGGTTGTTTCTTTGCGTTCAAAAAATTAGTAGGCTTTGATTTTTCCCATACCCATTTATACTTAAATTGCTTCGGATTACTAAGCATCAATTGAGCGGTAAATAGTCCTTGTGATGTAAGTACGATTGCACCGTTTTCTTTAATTATTCTCTTGTATTCATGCCATAATTCATCCAATGGAATAATACTATCCCATTTATTTTGTGTTGTGCCATATGGCAAATCACAGAGTATCATATCAATACAATTATCAGGAAATTGCTTCATTATTTCAATGCAATCACCTTCAAAAATTGAATTGACAATTTGGTCTATTTTATATGAGTTTTTTTCAGACATAGAGTATGCTCTTGGTAGTTATTGATATTTTAGATATCGCTATCATCTGTGAGCAGTTTTCGCATCTCGTCCATATCAGGCAAAGCCTTTCTCAACTCCTCGCTCATATCTTCTGCTGTCTTATATGTAGCGACACCCATTGGATGGTTGTAGTCACGGATAACATACTCAACGAAAGCCTTATTGGCACTCTTACAAAGAAGAATACCAATAGTCGGATTTTCATGGGGTTTACGCACCTTGTCATCAAGTACTTTCATGTACGTTTGCAACTGACCTATATAGGAAGGTTTAAATGCCCCTTTTTTAAGCTCCACTACAACCATACAATTCAATTCTCGATTGAGAAAAAGTAAGTCAGGAAATAATTCTTCTCCGAATATTTCCAAATGGTATTGATTGCCTATGTAAGCAAAGTCACGTCCGAAAGTCATAATAAATTTTTTGATGTTACGGACAATGGCTTTCTCTATAACTCTTTCATCAATATCTTCGGGCTTGTCAACTTCCATTTCTTCAATATTAATGTAGTCGAGTAGATACTCGTCCTTGAACATGCCAACAGCTTTACGAGCATCGTTAACCGGCATGGTCTGTAGGAAATTGTTTGCAGCGACTCCATGTTTCTGATATAGTCCTTCCTTTAGACGATCACGCAAATCATATTTGTCCCATTTATGGAGAACGGTCTGATGTATGTAGAAAAGTATTTCATGAAGATCTTTCGTCTTATGAAGAATTTCCATGTGATGTGAAAAACTGATACCTAAAAATTCCTCACGATTGATTTCGCTCGCCATAGGCGACCATTTTTGCAAAGAGAAATTGTCAATATCGATAACATCTTTATTTACAGCTATTTGTAATTTGCTCGCCATTGGCGAGCAAATTAAATATTGCATCCAATATTCGTAGAAAGTACGCATATTACGAATATTCTGCGAAGAGAATCCACGAAGACCAGGAAGTTCACGACGTAACTGTTCACTGATACGGTCAATGACAGAAGTACCCCATGCTTCTTGGCGTGAATGTGCGGACACATATCCACCGATGCCAAAATAGAGCGACAACTGTTCACCAGTTACCAATTTTGCAGCCCTGTACTGACTGTATAATATAGCATCCTTTATGACACTAACAGCCTGTTTATATTGTTGTATAGAAGTTTCCATATTATATATTCTCATTGAATCTTGTGTCGTAAAGCAGAGTCTTAATATCCACCTTAAGTATTTTTGCAATCTGGTCAAGGGTTTGCAAATCAGGTTGCGCGGTATTTGTGCACCATTTGCTCACCGTACAAGTTGACTTATTAAGCTGTTCAGCTAACCATTTCCCAGATTTGCCTTGCTCAACAAGAACCACTTTAATTCTATTTAGATTTACCATAGCTTCAAATTTATTAAATATAAAAGCAAATATATCAAAAAAATAGTAAAATAACGAAAGACAAGATTCTTTTTATTATTTTTTAAGATAAAGACATTGTATATATCAATACTCTGTTAATTCTTATGTAATCGATTGAAAATGAGAGAGTTAATTAACGTAATATAACTAATAA